TCTGGAGCCAGAGATTCGTTTAAATACTGAGCAGCTTCCAGAACCGGGTCAGCGGTAGCCGGTGAAGTTCCAGCAGTTCCAGCCTGCTGATAGATGCCGGAATAAATACCGCTGAAAACAGTGTCAGAAATGCTAGACGCCAGCTGAGCCATTGCGGGCTTGATATAAGTTTTGTTGACATGAGCATCATCGTTCACATAATTCAACAATTCTTCAGAGGTCAGCGCAAAAGAAATCTGTGCGCGTTCAGCTCTGGTCATTACAGTGGTGTCTTCGTCAATATTCTGGACGTTTAGAGCCGCTGATGTTGACACGGTGAATTTGGGGGGGATTCTGATAGATAGCTGACCACCGCCATTCTGTCCGGCAGCTTTAAACTGATCATCATACTGATTATCCATGCACTTGATACCAGTCAGGTTATTGTGCAGATAAACCGCTGAGTTTTTTGTCACCAGAGACAAGACTTTTAAATCATTGGTAGACATTTAAGTTTCCTTTGTTATTAGATTTTCCCCTGCATTTTGAGTTTGTAAAATTCGCTCATAGGCAAGGATGATTTGTCAATTTTCCCGGCTGGCTTTGAATTTCTCAAATCTGCTGGAGGCGCTGGCTTTCTTGCCATTGGGGATGATTGTTTCATTGAAAGATTTACTTCCAATTTTGCAATTTCCTTAATGACTCGATCTTTCGGAAGTTTATTTAATCCCAACAAAACATCAGGATTTTTAGCCAGATAATAGGCTATTTTAGGGCCAACATCTGACTTTAATATTTCCTCGCCAACATCTGGAGACGCTGGAATTTCCGCGTCTTCAACAACAGATTGCCAATCAGGTAGTTCTTTCTGAGCCTGTGCCAGCTTTCTACCCCAATCCTCGTGCAGCTGCGCCATTTCATGCCGAGTTCTTTCCTCAACTTCCTGCGCCTTACGCTTTGCCTCGATTTCTTTAAAAGCCTTTTTAGCCTGGTAATTAGCCAAGGCCGAAACATACTCATCAACGGTTTTAAATCGTGCATCTTCCGGGTTTGGCGGAACGTCTTCCGGCTCCGGTGCAGATGGTTGAGTATTTGATTCAAGCGCGCTCAAACGGGCTGTTAAAGCCCTGATGTGAGCATCTTTTTCTTTTAAAGATTTGGAATAGTAACGGAAGCGATCATTTAAATCACGTCCTTTTTTAAGCTGCTGCTGATCATCATTACCATGATTATCCTGTCCAGATTCAGAGCTATCATTAGCGTCTGTCTGACCTTCATTATCATTATTGTGATTATCAACTACATCAGCGGGCGCCTGCTCGTCTGCCTGCTGAGAATCCACGTCTATCGTGGTATACTGTTCTTCTAACAACATGGTTACTCCTTGCGGGATTCCTGATTTTCTGACTCATCTTCCGGCTCGTTTTCTTCGCCTTCTGATTCTATCTCAACCTTCAGGTTAGGTTGTGCGGAGTTCGTTTGTACATACTTCATCAGCTCCGCCTGCTGATCCCGTAGTTTAGCCATTTCAGCTAGTATAGCCTGAGCTATATCGCCGTCATTCTGCATCTGCTGGCGTTCCAGTGTTTCAGATTTCTTTATCTGAGCTGTAGCGAGTGCAGTTTCCTGTTTAATTCTTTCCTGTTCAATTCGCGCTTGCGCTTGTGCCTGCTGGCCCTGTATATAATCAATGGCCTGTTTAAGCTGCGCTTCTAACTGCTGATTAACCTGCTGTAATTGGGAGAGCTGGTTCTGTGCAACGGCCAGCGCCTGCTCTGCGCTCTGATCCTTTTCATCGTCGCCAAGTATTGCCGGGTCAATGGTTCGGCGCAGACGTTCTGCAATTTCCTGCGCTCCGGGCCAGTCCTGAAACTTTGCCACCAAATCGCGAATCGCGCTTGCGCTTTCCGGATCAGCTTGCAAATACGTCATCAACGCTTTAGCAGCTTCCTTGCGCTGTGTGGTGTGCGACGGTCCGACGCTGATATCTACATCGTATTTACCTTGATCAAGGCTCAGAACCTTCCCTGATTCATTTATCGCGTTAATCTTGACAACCTTCTCCGCTCCATCTTCTCCCATAATGCGAACTATCTTCTGGTCACTGTAAATTCTGGGGATTAAGTCTATTAAAGCGCGACCGTAAAATCTGAGCGAACGGGACAGATTATCCAGAAAACCGAACATTGAAGTATCGGATTCTATTTTCCGGTTAAGGATTGCTTCGCCTGACTCTACTCTCTGCTGTATGCCAAGTCCGGCATCATTAATGCCAATTGTCAGTTTAAGGTTTTCGCGGGCCGTATTGGCTGCATTCACCATGCCAGCCGGAACATCTGGAGCAGGCTTAAAAATAGGTGCCGGTAATAAGTTGCCGTTCTGATCATAAACTGGTTTAATCTCTAAATAAGAATAAGGAACCTGATTTGCGGTTCCCCATTTCTTTTCATGCCCGGCAAACTGTCCTTCATATCCAATAACAGGAGGTTTAGGATTCAGAGCAACGTTCTCGGCTGCTGCTGTTTCCCAATAGTTTAAAGCCCTCTGAGGATCTTTAGCGTAACGAATCAGGGAAATAAACTTGCGCTTACCGTCCCGGAAAACCTCATCACCAAAAACTGGAATAATGGGGATAAACTTACCCATCCAGTCGCCATCTTCCAGTATTTCAAACGGTGTGCATAGATACCAGCGAACCTTTTTATTCTTGATTCTGCGCTTATCGACAATTAATGTTTTGTCAAAATCTTCTGGTAGTTCAGATTTCTTTACACTGGTTTCATCAATTAGATAATAAAGCCAGTCGTTTTCTTCTTCAACGCGCCAATATTTACCGATAATTAAATCATCTTTATTGAGGTCATAGCCTTGCGTTGAAAAACCATTATCATTTGAGTCAGGGTATAATTCTTTGAACTCTTTCCGAGCGATAACAATTCGCTCAAAATACCAGCGTGCATCTGAGTTGTCAAACTCACGGCTCGATGGATCAAAAAGGATGCTTTTATAATCGTTAATTCTCTCAACGACAATATCCTGATCCCATGATTCATCATCCGCCCATTTAACATTAATCTTAAAATAACCAAGCGATCCGGTAACTGCCTGATCAAATGCACAATCAAAAGCGGTTTCGCTGTTTGAATTGCGCTCAACGTTGCGGATAATTGCTTCGTATATTTCAGCAATATCTCTGTCGCCGTCACCATCAACAGGGAATACTTTAACTTGCGGTCTGTTCTGGCGAGCTTCGTTTACAACTTGTTTAATAAAAACATGTACCAGGTTATTAGTGAGCTTGACTTTCTTTGCAGCCAGCTCTGGCGGCCATTGATCGCCTAATCTAAAATCTGTGTCTTCATCAGCTTCTGCCCAGTTTTCCTGCATGTAAAGAAGCGCAGCTTCAACGTTTTCGTTAATCTCGTTAATTAATTCCAATTGCTTTTCTTCTGTCATGCCATCCAACCATAACCGCTGTGACTATATGCACCAACGGTTCCAAATTCTTCAATTTCCTGAGTGACTTTTACTTCTGCTTTTGCGTATTCAAAATTCTTGTGTGCCATAACCGCATAACGAAACGCATCGAGTATGTGATCATGCTCTTTAACTATTTTTCCTTTATCATCACGGCGATAAAGACGATATTCCTCAAAGAATGCTTTCTCTGTCGAGAATATTTTAATTCTTCCAGTGCTTAATCTTTCCCAAACCTCATATAATCCAGCCTCTACTGCGTTATTAGCAAACGATAAGTTAAGGCCTTGAGAAGCGTATAAATTGATTAACTGTGTGCCGTCAACCTGTGAGCGACCGCGAGAAGCGGGATCAATAAACCCCTTTAAATTACCGCGTGATTTAATCGCGCTCGCGTGAATTGAAGGTTCTGCCTTCTGCCCTTTGTAAGTTCCGTAAACATAAAGAACATCGTTGTCTGCATCGTGAGCCATCCAGCAAGCAGCAGTAAAATTCCAGCCAACGTCCATGCCGTATCCGCGTTTCCAATGTTTCGGAATCTCGAACGGATCGCATTTAATGTCGTCTTCTAAGATAGGATATATTGCCCCGGAACCAAGCTGCGGAATACCGCGTGCTCTTGCATCACGTTGAAACTCTGGAATCGAACGCCAAAGCTCATCTTTCTGCTCTTGCGTTAAATGCGGCGCATCGTCCCACGTTGCTGTAGTTATGTGAACATCATCAGATGGATCATGCAGCTTAACTAAAAGCTCTGTCATGCCTTTTAGCGGGGTTTCGGTCAGGTAGATGATCCCGTCTGTGGTCATGGTACGCATAAGCGCAGAGATATAAATATTCAGGTCTGGTTCTTCGTCCAAGTGAACACCGTGAACAGCGTCTGATTCAAATGATAATAATCCTTCTTCGTAGGATTTGAATATCAAAACTGATTCACCGCCTGAAACGTGACGAATGCGAACCGTGTCAATTGCTTCTGGAACGCCGGACTTTCTGGAAAACGCCAATATTGTGTCTTTTGGTATTAACCCTGATCCAACGTCAATAATTGATCCCATGAGTTCACGCTGTAGTACGTTTCTGGTTGTTTTGTGAGTAGTACCGCAAACCCACCAGCGCACCGGAGTAGTAAAGCGTCGCCCTTGCCACCAGTCAGGATAAAGACCGGTTAAATGATAAA